CAACATTTTGTTGACCACCAACAATTGCAGCTACCAATTGCGCGGCGACTTGAGTATTGCTTGATTCGAGTTGGAGTTGTGATTGATTCTCGGCTGCTTGTGTCTGTAACTCCATAGCTTGCAATTGTGCTTGTGTCTGTTGTTGCTGCGCTTGTGACGCGGCAGAAATTTGTTGTAACTGAGTATCGGCAGACAGTACCGCGTCTGTATCATTACCACTGGATGATGTACCGGATGACGATTGGTGAGATGATACAATCAAAAACAACGCCCCACCACCGATGATTACAATTCCACCGGTTGCATACGGATGTTCTTTTATCCATTCTAGATTCATTTACTGGAAACCACCGGTTCCGAATCGATCAATGGTTGTGAGTACATGAAACCTGCCGGAATTCCACCTAAGCCGGATTGAACATTCGTATAATTCTGCTCGTACGGATTAGCAGGAAAAATACTGAGAGTACCGGCAAGACGTGCCGCACCACGAAAGAGTAATCGAGGTAAACTGAAAGCGCTGTTGAATACCATTTCTTGCGCACCGTTGTTAAACTCCGGCCCGCGATGGTACGTAACAACATTTCCCGATTGTGATTTAATGCGATTTTTTTTGAATCCATTTTCCATGATTCAATTTCCTTTCAGTTTACAGGCTATCAAAAATACTCGTTCCGCCGCCTGTAAATCCATTGAAAATTGCGTTATTAACACCGGATGAACTTCCAGTTACCGGAGAAACCGCAACGCTCAAGTCTTGCGCAAATGCTCCTCCAGCGGCCTTGATAACATTCGATGTTTGAGATTTTTGCCCAACAATTACAGCGATGATAGCAACACCAACAATCGCCGTAAGCACGGTAACTACGCTCGAAATAAGCTGTTCTCCCACGTCCACTCCTTTTTCTTAGTTCGATTTTCCAAACAGTTCGTTGTTAAGTTTTGAAAATACTCCACCGTTTGATAACACCAAAGTTATGATGATTAAAACCATGAACGATCTTGAGATAGGTTTTAAGTCATCAGAATAACCAATAGCACCTACAACGATGATAGACAATGCCCAATAGATATAGTTGTCTTTACCTATCAGGTCGTCATGTAGAAGAGGAATTAATCCGTTTGGAGTATCGGCTTTTCCGCGCACACCTGCGATGACAAACACAATACCGATAATCATAAATACAAACTGCATTTTGTCCTATCAAAGTAAACCCAACAAAAGTGAATCAACTGTTGGATTCTCTAAAACTGTTGATGCATCACTCACAGCCGATGATGTGACATTACTTGTGGATGTTGATTTTCCATCACCTAAAACGATGGACTTATAAGCAGGTAGTTGTCCCTTCATCACAATAAAAATGATGAATCCAAGAAACAAAAAACCGGCAATGAAATTAGATTGGTTCATTTAAATGCCAACTTTACCCAACGCCTTTGTACCAATCGCCGGAAATTTGACACCAACAAAATAACCAACAACAACAGCGATGATAACAGCAATGGTTAACTTGTTCATTGAAAATTCTCCATTCCTTTTTCGTGATGACAGTTATAATCAATTATTCTACGATCTGGTAAATTACCTTAGACCATAGAAACGATGTAATGATAACAAGCGCCACAAATGCAAACCAATCGGTAACGCTCATATCGTCGCTGTTTTTTCCATGTGAAAACCACTGATAAACCTGTGATGTGATTCCCATTTCATCCTCTCTTTTATGTCGCTCAACGTATGAATGAAAGAGATAAGTTTCATACGTTGAGCGCATAAATAATCATCACTGGTGGTTGATGATTATTTCTTGTTATCCGGCGAGACTACCAGCATTCACAAGTGTATTCACAAGGGCAAAATCTTCCCAAAACACTTGAGCATACGCGCCGGAAGCAGCTACAGATGGGTTAATAATCAATTCCATATTGCCGAATTGAGTAGTGCTGATTGGGCGCTTACGATGGCTAAAGTAATAAGTGCCGGCGGGCAATTCAGCATTGAAAATCTCGCGACTCCACAATGCAACCATCAAAGGATCAACTTTAAAGATGTTCGTAAAATTAGCAGATTGTAAAGCGAGATAATTGATGTCCGTTCCGAAAGCTCTTCCACTCGCCATTCCGTTGTTGTTGAAGAGCAGAATGGTAGACTGAAAATCTCGGAAGTTTGCATACGGAATTGGAAAATCATTGTTCGTTGAAATCGCCGAAAAATTCGTGTTCTTGAGTTCGTAGATTGTACTCAAGTCCATGATAGGCAACACAACTTGACCTGTCTTTTGATTGACGGGAAGTTGATCGAGATAAACTTGATACACATTTATGGTTGCGCTGGAGAACGTACCGGTTGTACCGGAATAAACCGCGTTTGTGTAATCGTTCGTTACACCACCATTGAAGGCGTTTTGGTTGAACGTCATGGAGAGTTGCATATTCGCGTTGATGACATTCGCGTAGATTGCGCCGCGCAGATCATCATCACTGTATGCAAGTGGCACTTCAAAGACAGCGCGCACAGTCGCCGATGTGCCTTCAGCGATAGTGGGTGGAGCAACCAAAAGAGGCCATGAAGCAGGCGGCACATTGACACCTTGTGAAAGATTGTTCGTATTTGCAGTGTTGTAATTCCCACACGATGCAAACGGCTTACGACGTTTCGCAGTGGACAACACTCCGAGATGATAACCGGTCGTGTTAATTCTCGTGTTGTTATTCAAGTCGAGAAAAGTGACGTTCGACAACAGGTTATAAATACCAGTGTCCGTCAAAGTCGCCGATGCAGTTGTGCTTGTGTTATTCAGAGTTCCAACAATTTCAACGATGAATTTCTTAATCAATCCAACATTGCGCGGATTGATGTTGAGCAAATTGTTTGATGTTGGTGAAATGGTTCCAGAGTAGATACTCTGGATCATCTCGACAGATTGTGACAGTACAGCTTGACGCTGCATTTGATTGATCTGTTGCGGACTTGCTTGGCGCTGTTGAGGCTGTGTAGCGGTTGCCATAATTACTCCATCGATTGAGTTATCTATAATAGCGGTTGAAAATTTAGTTAGATTTTGCAGGAGATATATTTACTAGCTGCAAAATCTCATGCCCTGCAATTCCAGCGATAATCAGCATCAAAAGAATCACAAGGTAATTGATAGGATGTAAAGCCATCTCCCAATTGATGATCTTCATTGTACACTCTTCTTTTGTTTATTGGCGTACAATTTCTGCGCCAGTCCGAGAACGGAAAAACCGATTGCGGCCATAAGTACAACCGTAACCCAATTCGTCACATTCCATGTGATGATTCGTTCGTCCATGATATAACGCTCCTGTCGCTATTCATTGTACAACAAAAGTCAAGCTACTAGCAAGACTTTAGAAAATTCGCTTTTTTGGTTGAAGTCCTTCGTTAATTTTGTCCACTGTTTTTTGCGCATCCGGTACAGCGGAGAAAACAACCATCGAATTGCGGCCAACATCATAATAATAGCTATGATAATCAGGCAAGCGAAGGTTGAGGTTTGCAGGCACAAATGATTCAACGGTTTTTCTGTCACGTTTGTCATTGAGATGGAAAATCTGATAGAAGTCTGACTCGGAAAAAACGAATCTACTAATCCAGTTTGGTCTCTGAGTTAGTACAATCATCGGAATATGTTTTGAGCGGCCTTGTGTTAGACAACCTTCAAACGCTGGATTATTGCCTAACATATATCCTTCGTCAATATATATTCCAATGTTTTCTTTTGCCCATAACTTCCAGAGATAATCCGTAACCTCACTTTCTTGTGATGGTAGAGGATGAACAATATAAATACCCTTCTTTTTTGGAATGAAAGAAAGATCAATATGCTCAGCCCCTTCAATTGAGTTGATGTGTTCGTCTGTCTTATAATCAAAAACAATCCACGGTTTGACAGAAAAATTTGCGTTACTCAAATGCCATAATCCTGCAACAGTTTTTCCGCTTCCAGTTCTTCCGATGATAGCTATTCGCTGTGTAGATTTAGGCAATCTCGTTTTTTCGTTCATTGGACTATCGCAATTCTCTGCACGTTGTTTTTCTTGTTAATTTTTGCGGCCATGAAACGTGGCCCATAGATACCACCGGCGACCATTGCGAGATTAATCCATGCTACTGTTGTTTCAGAGAGCACAGAAACATCATAGAGATCAGCAACACGTGCGGCTGCGCTTCCCAATCTTTCGGCTTCGTCTGATGTAATCTCCAATTCTGGAATCTTCAAAAAAGATGAGGCCATTGTGTGAAGAGAAAAAAGCAAGCCAGCTAAAACACTCGACGTTTCTTTTTGGTTGGCTCGTTTTGATCCGTTCTTTGAACCGGGTTTTCTACCACGACGTTTTCCTGCTCCGGTTGTGCTTCCACTATCTCCACTATCTCCACTGCTGGAGGTTTTAAGAGACTCTGGATTGATTGCAGAGTTGCTGTTTGACTCTGCACTACCTGATTCGTCAATTCCGTTATCATCCGATTCTGTGATAACTCCCGTTCCGTCTGCTGATTCGAGAGTAACTCTTTCATCGATTGACAAATTTGAAGCACCTCCAGATTCGTCGCCGCCAGTTTTACTACCGCGTCTTGCCATTGGTTTTCATCTCTTTCTTCCGACACAACATCTGCGGATGGTTCACTTTCAGTTATCGTTATTTGTTCCATTTTGTTCAGCTCCAATCATAGATTCGATGTTAGTAATCAATTCTATAATCAAGTTAATTTGTGAGATGATAAATAACGAGTCGGTTTCGTTATCAAGTTTCAAGCTATCCAATTTTGATTCGATTGATTTCAATCTCGAATCAAGATTCTTTGTAAATTCGATAGCTTCATTTTTTACTTGTTCAATCTGCGCTTTGATTGCGGATGGGTCTAATCCACTCGCTTTCATAAGCATTTCCATTCCATTCATTGCCATTTCGATTCTCTCTTTCTGTTGTGATTTGTTACACTGTTCCACTGCATACAAACGGCGACGGACCAATAAATCCGCTCGAATTGTCAACGTATGAATTTCTATCAATCGAAAGTAGATTGAAGAATCCAATGCCCTGTACGAATCCAGACCCGCCGGCTCCAACATCAGAAAATTTCAACAGTCTTATTTTTGATGTTGGATTGGTGATGATGGAAATGCAGCCACTTAGAACACATCCGTTTTGACCTGCAGTTTGTACGGCGGGCATTGCTGGTGCAAAAATTTTGATGAATTGAGTATCATTAATAATAATAGCGAACCTTCCGAGCGGTACAAAAACGCGACCATCGGGATTACAATCGATGGAAAATTCAAGGGACTTCATAGCAGGTAGTTGCACATTACCCTGAATTGCAGACGGTTCAATATCGTACTCTGTAAAAAAACACTGCGCTCCAACAGGCATATTTGCAAGCGATGAAACACTAGGATATTGATTTAATGGCAATGCGGAAAAGTCAACAGAAAACGGAATGTTGTAATTCTGTTCGCCTGATTTTGACTTGCTACCAATCGTCTTGACTGATGGTGCTTGCATAAAAGTTTTCTCCCTATCTCAAAAGTGTAGTCTCATTTGTTGGTTTTGTAAAGGCTTTTCTCGTTTTATCATCCTTTGTACGTACTCTGTTTCGTAACATCCTCGACACAAGTCTGTCTTGATTTTCTTGTTCCCATCGAAGATGTTTACCGTTACATTCGATCTAATTCGCCCGCACATCTCACACATTGGGCCACGGTCAAAAACATCGATACCGAAATTCTTTTTCAAATGCGGATGTTCGTAATATACTTCAATCATAACATCCTCTTTTCATCAACTCTCTCGATGCTGATTTAATATCTTTCGTGAATAAAACAGGAACTTTTATTTCATAACCTATCTTCCGTTGATAAATCCCGAAGCCGAGGCAACCATAATCAACATGGTACGCGATAAAATCGTAGAACTGATATTGACCTGTTCTTTCAAACTCTGCTTTCATGCTTAACATTTTTTCTTTTACGTGATTCATCTCATCCTCACTTTCCGTGTGATAAATGTGTGTTGAATTTTGTTACCTTCAATTAGTCGGTCAGATACAATCTGACCGATTTTGAATGACGGCGCATCACGTCGAGATTCTATAGTCTCACCTTTACATAGTCGAACAATTTCATCAGGCGATAATCGTACACCTTTACAAGCCTGCTTAACACATTCATCACCATCAAAAGCAGCGTACAATTTCTTACCTGCAATACATATCCTACTTAACTTAGTTTCATTTTTCCATGATCCTAATTTTGAATCATCTATTTCAATTCCACTTATCGACTTACAAATAATAGAGTCAGTATCACAATACAACGGATCTTTTGCTTTAGCTATCGCATCTAACAACACACTGCGTGCAGCTCCAGTGATGCTCGCAGCAGTCGCTACATTGTACCTCTTATACATCGTAGTCTTTTTCTTCCAGATGATGAAATCATCGTTTGGAAAATATGCCAGTTCCCATTCACTCAAAGAAACATTACTCCTGGTTATCCGATAGTCGTAATAGTTTTCAGGATTTTGAGCAAATTTCCCATATGAAGAATTAAGTATGTACTTATAGAAGAGAGCATGAGTAGCATCATTATTATCCTTCGCTTCGATACGTAAGTTGTAAAATTTATCGACAAACTGCTCAAACGTACTCTGACGTTCAAAATTGACACATGAAATAATTCGCTCCGGTTCAAATAGACCGTGAGATAAGGCAGTTCTCCATTCATGAATTGTGGCATGGAAGATTCCATCTTCACAATCGAATCTGATACCTTCTTTTTCTCGCCTTGGCAACGCTCCATAATTTTTCCCCTCAGCAGAAATGAAACAAGTATTTTCCGTGATCTCTTTTCCAATCCAACTAATAGGTCCGCACGGATGATAGAAATTTTTCATTACATACGGATACATCGAATTTACATCATAAATGTTATAATATCCATTCAATATACCCCTCTTAAAACACTGTACCCTTCCACCGTAGTAATATCGTCCACGAATTTCTTCGTCCTGAATTTCATCAAGACAATCAAATGTATGAATCTTTTGTAACTCATTCATCGCTGTTCCACCAATCGTCAGTTTCGTACCAAACATATCAATAAACGATTTACATAACTCATACAAATAACGACAATCTCCATCAAGATAATTAAGTATCTCGCTCTTATGACTCTCTCTTCTTTCTCGTTCCATTTTTTCATAATCAATTTCGTCTTTTTGATATTCCATCAATGCAAATGGAAGTATCGCATAACTATCCCTTATCTCATGCTTACCACCATTCGCCCTACATTCTGCCTTCAATATTCGTGAGTTCACAATAATCATTTTAGAATCACGCACTATATTTTCATCGCTGTAAGCCAACCAATCTATCAAATAAAATATGTCAAAACGTCCGCCATTATGCATATAGATTATTCCCGGCTCTTGCATCTCAACGTACGATCTCATGCGCGAAATACAGTCATCCCCCCATTCGTTGTGGAAATAATGTCCATCATAAAACCCAATACAAAATGGTTGAGGCATCCTCCCATACTTAAAAGGATCTGTCTCAATGTCCATCGTGTAAATCGGAACGGTTTTTTTCATTTCACCTCCAATAACTTTTCCATCTCGCGCTTGCATAGCTGAATTCTTCCATTGTGAAACCAGTCGACATACACCTGCCGCAAATACGAACCGTTCACTTTCGGTTGAGTGCAAGATATCCCTTGCACACTGTGACATACAGGACAGATAACACTTAATGGTTCAAACACTTCGTCACTCATTTTCTTCCCCTTTTTTTCATGGTCTGCTTCTTCGCCGGCTTCGACGCCTGCTTCTTCGCCGGCTTCGACGCCTGCTTCTTCGCCGGCTTCGACGCCTGCTTCTTCGCCGGCTTCGACGCCTGCTTCTTCGCCGGCTTCGACGCCTGCTTCTTCGCCGGCTTCGTAAATTGCTTGACGAATTTCTCTAGCTGCTTTTCTGCCTTCTTCGCGCGCCGCTCTAATTCATCCATGCGCTTTTGATCTGCCTGATAAATACTCACTACATCTTTGAGTAATTCAAAAGTAGACAGTTTTCTAGGCTTGTCTTCACCTAACACGATTTTTGTCGCTATCTCTCGCACAGATTCTTTTTCCTTTTGAAATTGTTTTACTCTGATAGCACGTTTTTTCTGAAACGATTCTGCCGCGCTTTTTTCTGTACCTTCTGGAGAATTCAGAATAATAATTTTAATCGAATCTATTAGAGATTCTCTATACCTTTTATCAGACCCATTCTTAATGAGTTCTTTGTACTTCATCATGTAATTTATCAACTGCTTTCCAGTCGCTACAGGATAGTGTGAGTAATTATCATTAATCGCAAACCCAAATAATTCACCTTCCTTCAACATTGCATCCAATTTATCTGAATGTTTTTCTATGTCAGACAAATAACTACTCAAATTTACATACTGCCTAGACGATAACTCACGTATCGAAAAAACTTTCTGTGATGAACTTTTAGATTTTTTAATCAACTTACTCTGTACTTGCTTTTCTTTTTTCTGCTTGTTTTTAATGACAGCTTTAGTGACTGCTATAACTTGTTTGGCAGTTTCTTTGGTACTTCGAGATAAGTTAGAAACTGCAGTTCTCTTCTTGCTCATGCCCTGCCTGTCACTTAACTCTCAAAGTCTGACGTCTTGGAGATCAAAGTCTGACGTCTTGGAGAAAGATGCTCTTTCAATTATCTCGCCAGACTATCCCTAAGTCAAGAAATTGTCACAATCCACTTTCATATCACCAACTTAAATTTATTTTGATACCATCAAAATCATCACTTTTTCCTTGACATAACCTTTAATTTATGCTTATCTATAAATCTTTTAATTTTTCGATGCAAAATTATTGCGTAAAATTATTGCGTAAAATTTTACTTGACAATTTTTTGTGTTCGTGATCTACTAGTATCAGAAAGAGAGGTTGTATGCAATCAAACCTGAATTTAGCTAAGTTCAATAATCGTGTTGCCGAACTCGATCTCACGTACGAAGAAATGAGAGACCTCAATTCGTACTTCATCGGCGCAATATCCCAACACATCAGTACGTCCGTATGGGATAAAGCCCTCCTCGACGCTACAACTTGCATCACGGTTTCACGGTCTGGAAAGAATGTCCATGAAACTCACTTGTAAAACATGCCATCGCCTTTGGTTGATCTCTCACGCGGTTTGCTTGAAAATTGACGATTCAGTTTTCAAGTTAAACCATCACGCTCCAACTTGTAATTCATCATTTCAATGCTTGTGCGGTAACTACATACCTTAGAAAGCCGCACATGGTAGAGTGGACTGGGACACACTCTACTACAAAAGCGCCAGCTATTAACCTCCGTGATAGCTGGCGCAAAAATGAAAATAGG